AACTATAGCGCAGCCACCAACACCGGCTACCGTAGCGCAGCCACCAACACCGGCAGCCATAGCGCAGCCACCAACACCGGCGACTGTAGCGCAGCCACCAACACCGGCAACTATAGCGCAGCCACCAACACCGGCAACTATAGCGCAGCCACCAACACCGGCTACCGTAGCGCAGCCACCAACACCGGCAACTATAGCGCAGCCACCAACACCGGCGACTGTAGCGCAGCCACCGTTGATGGAAAGGAGTCTATTGCAATCGTCACCGGAGTTGATAGTAATGCATCCGGCGCCCTTGGATGCTGGCTCGTCCTAACCGATAGGGGTGGCTGGAACGGTGATACTTTCCCCATTAAAGAGGTGCGAGCTGTAAAGGTAGATGGTGAGACCATAAAACCCGGGGTATTTTACAAACTGGAAAATGGGGAGGTCGTGGAAGCATGAACCCATACGATATCCCGGATAGGCCCATCCCGAGCTGGGTGGATAACTACGATGATAAGCCGCACATCTGCCCGGAGTGCGGCTGCGAGATCAACGAGACAATTTACATTAAGGACGGAATGGTCATTGGATGCGAAAACTGTGTTAAGCGTTTTGACGCCAGCGATGCGGATGCTAACAGGTACTTTGATGAAGAACCAGACAGATATTAAGGAGGAGCTATGGAGAACTACTTTCGAGAATTGAACAGCATCAACTGCTCTGACAAGACAGAGAAGAAGAATGGCCTTACATACCTTTCTTGGGCATGGGCCTGGGGAGAAATCAAGAAGCTGCACCCGGATGCCACCTATACCATCTACGAGGATGCTAACGGCCTGTTTTACCACACAGACGGTAAGACCTGCTGGGTTAAGACTGGCGTAACCGTCAACGGCATTGAGCACATTGAGTATCTGCCGGTCATGGATAACCGCAACCGCTCAATCCCGGCCAGTGATGTTACCTCATTCGATGCCAATAAGGCAATCCAGCGTTCCCTTACAAAAGCCTGCGCCCGTCATGGCCTCGGCCTGTATATCTACGCTGGCGAGGACTTACCGGAGGGCGCAGAAAGAGAACCGGAGCCTACCGAGTATTGCATCGACTGCGGGCAGCAGATCACCGGTATCAACAAGCGCAACGGGGAGTATTGGCCGGTAAGCGAGATCGCAGCCTACAGCGTCCAGCGGTTCGGCCGCAAGCTGTGCCCGAACTGCCAGAAGATAGCCTTTGCCGCCGAAAAGGAGGCCGAGAAGAATGAAAACAAGGCTCCGGTTTGATTCTGCCGACTGGACAAGAGACCGGAACGGTTACGGGATCACCCTGTATACCAAAGATGCCGCAGCCGCCCAGGCTTTCCTTGATGAGATGAAGCCCGGCAAGATGTACGCCGCCGAACTAAAGGAGCACCACGAGCGCAGGAGCCTTTCGGCCAACTCGTACCTGTGGGCACTCCTTGATGATCTGGCCTTTACCCTCTCCACCCAGGCGGCCCCGCTGACTAAGGAGGAGCTGTACCGGAAGTACATTAAGGAGGTCGGCATCTGGAAGGATGTGCACAATATCGAGCCGGAAGCCGCCAAGACCGTCCGGACAGCGTGGGAAATGCTCGGTACTGGCTGGGTAACGGAACAGGTAGATTACGAGCCAGACGGTGACCATCTGGTGATACGGCTGTACTACGGCAGCAGCACCTACAACACCAAACAGATGTCCCGGCTGCTGGATGCCGTCATCGCAGACTGCAAAGAGCAAGGGATAGATGTTGCCACTCCAGCCGAGCTGGCCTTGCTAAAGGAGGAATGGAACAAATGACAAACGAATGGGGCGCAGAGCTTGACCGAAACGGATACGCTCCGAGCATCGTGCAGGCCGACACATCTAAGTGCTTTTTGTGTCAGCGCTCCGGCGTAAAGCTCGACCGGCACGAAATCTTCGGCAACGCCATGCGGAGCAAGAGCAAGCGCATGGGCCTTTGGGTGTCCCTGTGCCACACGCCGTGCCACCTGACACACGCACACAGCTGTGCCGAGGTGATGGACTGGCTGCACCGGCTGGGCGAGCAAGCCTGTATCGACAACTACGATTTCACTATCCCGATGTTCCGGGAGGAATTCTACACGAACTATTTGGAGGAAACAGAATGCTGAACAAAGCGATCCTTAATGGGCGGCTGACCAAGGCCCCCGAACTGAAACAGACCAACAGCGGCAAGAGCGTATGCGGCTTTACCATCGCCGTAGACCGCAACCGTGACCGGGAGAAGACTGACTTCGTACCCATCGTAGCATGGGGCAAGACCGCCGAATTCGTGAACCAGTGGTTCGGCAAGGGCGACCTTATCACCATTGTGGGCCGCATCGAAGTTCGCAACTATGAGGACAAGAACGGCAATAAGCGCACAGCCACAGAGGTTATCGCAGAGGAGGTTCTGTTTGGCGGCAGCAAATCTACCGACAAGGCAGAGGAAAAGCCCGCAGAGAGCGAGCAGGGCGGTTTTGAAGAAGTCTCTGGCGAGAACGATCTCCCTTTTAATTAAGGGTTACGCTTCCCAGTAAAAAGCGACAGGAGGACAACCCATGAAGTACCTTAAAGTCTTTACAGACTTTGCAGATGCCATGGAGGAACTCGGAGATGCGGAGAGAGGGCGGCTGTTCACGGCTATGCTGAAATATGCAGAGACGGGCGCAGCCCCCGATTTCCGGGGAAACGAGCGTTTTATATGGCCGGTAGCAAAGTTGCAAATAGACCGGATGGCTGCTGAATGCGAAGGAAGAGCCAAAACAAGCAGGGAAAACGGTTCCAAGGGCGGTAGGCCGAAGAAAACCCAAGGTAACCCAAAAAACCCAGCGGGTTTTTCAAAAACCCAGAAAAGCCAAGACAAAGACAAAGACAATGACAAAGACAAAGAAAATATTCCCTCCGGGAATAATACCCCCCCTACCCCCCCAAGGGGGCGTGTGGATGTACCGGAAGCCTTGATGGAGAACTGGAACGGCTTTTGTGAGATGCGCAAGAAAATCAAAAAGCCCCTCACTGATCGTGCTGCAAAGATGATCCTGAATGAGCTGGAACGGCTGGCACCGGGGGACAACCACACCAAGGGACTTATTCTCGATCAGAGCGTTAAGCGCTGCTGGCAGGATGTTTACCCGTTGAAAGGCGACAAGTCTGCTGGTGGGACAGACAATGTATTTTTGCAGATGCTGCAGGAGGAGGGACAACATGAACCGTACTGAAACACTTGCCGTCATGTCGATTTTGAAGGCCGCATACCCCGGTTATTACCGGGACATGAAACGGCAGGATGCCGAAGCGGTGGTAAATCTGTGGGCGGAGATGCTGGCAGACTACCCGGCTAACCTTGTGGCAGCGGCGGTTAAGTCCCACATTGCCAGCGACCGCAAGGGGTTCCCTCCACACATTGGGGCTATCATAGCCGCTATTGGTGAGATCAACAGACCGGCGGAACTCTCCGAGGGGGAAGCATGGGCGCTGATTGCAAAGGCCCTGCGGAACAGCAGCTACAACAGCGAGAAAGAGTTTGCAGCCCTGCCGGAGAACCTACAACGGTTGGTAGGACACCCATCCCAGCTGCGGGAATGGGCCAGCATGGACACCGGGACAGTGCAGAGCGTGGTGCAGTCCAACTTTATGCGCAGCTACCGGGCAAGGCAGGAGAGCGAGCGCAAAATGCAAGCCCTGCCTGCGGATATCCGGGCAAAGCTGGCCGGTATGGCCGAGGTAAAGCAGCTGCCCAGCTATGACCTGGCGCTGGCGGAGCGGATGATGGAGGAGAATGCATTATGAGTAACATAGTGGCTGAGTTGTATCACGATAATTTTCAAAACTACAAGCGATACAACATCCCGAAAGCGCAGCTTGTAATCGCTGATATCCCATACAACATCGGAGTTGACGCTTATGCAAGCAACCCGATGTGGTATGAGGGAGGAGACAATAAAAACGGGGAAAGCAGGCTTGCGAAAAAGGCTTTTTTCAATACCGACGGGAAATTCAGAATTCCAGAATATATGCACTTTTGCTGCAAAATGCTTATCAAGGAGCCAAAGGAAAAGAATGCTGCACCAGCTATGATCGTGTTCTGTGCTTTTGAACAAATGCAAACGGTAATAGAGTGCGGGAAACAGTATGGATTTGTAAAATCTTACCCTCTTTTTTTCTGCAAAAACTATTCGGCACAGGTTCTTAAAGCAAATATGAAAATTGTTGGTGCAACGGAATTTGCGGTTGTTCTTTATCGTGATAAACTCCCAAAATTTCGGAATACAGGTGAAGACGGTAAGGGACATATGGTTTTTGACTGGTTCCCGTGGGAGAGAGATAACCGAAAAGAATACCCTAAAATACACCCAACACAAAAGCCGATTGCTGTGTTGAAGCGCCTGATCGAGATCTTCACTGACCCCGGAGATGTGGTTATAGATCCATGCGCAGGAAGCGGGTCAACGCTTCGGGCTGCTGCCGAAATTGGGCGAAAGGCATACGGATTCGAGGTTGACAAAGCAATTTATCAACGAGCAAAAGATGAGATGCTTTCAGGGCTTGAAAGCCTTGAGCAGCAGATCACGCTGCAAGAAGTTTGTGGAGTGGCGAAATGAAAATCACCATCCCGGAAATCCCCCCATCACTGAACAAATACGCCGGGCGAGCCAACGCATGGGACTACCGGGCAGAGAAACAGCGCTGGCTGCAGCTGTTTGTTGCATACTGCCCCAAGTGCAAACCAATGGGTAAGGCGGTGGTGACCATCACCTACTACTTCCCCACCCGGCACCGGCACGACCCGGACAACTACAACGGCAAGATGCTGATGGACGGTCTGACCGACCGAGGCGTGATAGCGGACGACAGCTTTGACCATGTAGAGCTGCGGCTGCGTGGGGCATATGACCCCAAAAACCCAAGAACAGAAATTGACATAGAGGAGGTAACATAATGGGTAAACACGGAACGGAAATAAAACGGCAGAGGCCTACTTTTGAGGGGCAAAGTGCCGAGGAATTTATCAAGCGCTGGAACGCTGTCACCAAAGCCATAAAAATGCGCGCAGAGATGGCCGAGAAGGAAAAGGTGGTGAGTTATGATGTCATACGATAAAGCGTCTCCTAACGCCAAAATCGGCTGTTCTAATTCAAACGACCCGGAGTTCCTGGAGAAGCTGGTGCGGGAGGGCAAGACCAACAGGGAGATTGCCTTAATTCTCGATCTTGATTACGGCTCTGTGGCCCCAATCTTGTCTCGCTATGGAATCAAGAGAGACCCCAACCGGCCCTGCAAGAGATGCGGAGGGCCGATAGGCAGCACCAACACCAGGCAGCTGTATTGCAAGGAGTGCCAAAAGGCCATGGACAGCATCCGGGCCCGCAAAAGCAGTATGAAAAAAGCCGAGCCGAAGAAATGCGAATACTGCGGGAAGGACTATTTCGGCCAGCCGGGACAAAAGTACTGCTCCAAACAATGCTACAAGGATGCGGCGGCATCCGGTAAGTATAAGCGTCCAAAGAATTGGATAAAGCGCCGGGATGGGAAAATCGACATCGAGATAAGGGTTTGCGGCAAAACAACAGAGCGCCGGGAGAGCGTGGACTACTACGAGGCCCGGGAGATTTGGCACGATGGCTGGATAGGCCGGGGATACGCAGCGCTGATAACGGTAGATGGCCACAGGCTGGAGACCCTGCCGCAAATAAAGACATTCTTCGGATTTAGGAGGGATTCGTTATGAGGAACTGGACGGCAGCGGCAGTTACGATAATCTTAGCCGCTTTCTGCATAATGGTTCTATCGGCTATTTCGGCCGAAAGGTGGAATCAGTTGGATGAAGTGGCCCAGGCGGAGATCACCGCAGAGGAACAGGAACGCCGGGAGCAGTCAGCCTATTACAAGGGTTGGCAGGACGGGAAGAATTATTATCTTGAGAATTTTGGAGGGTGAGGAAATGACCGTAAAGGACTACTACGAAGTAATCCGGGACATAGACAGGCTGGCTGCGTTGGTTGACGCAGAGGGGGCAGTCACCCTTGACCATGACTATGCGGAGCAGATATGGGCGCTGCTGCTGGACTACAAGGATTTGCTGATGGCTAAGGAGGTGGAATGATGGACTGCTTCAATCATCTCTGTCCATTCCGTCAGAATACAACAAGTAACTGTAACCGTTGTGAGTGCTTGGCGTGTCAGAACAGGTGCAAAGGGCCTGTTACATATACTGCAAGCAATTATACGCTGACCGCAGACGAAATTGCAAAGATTACCAATAATCCCGATTATGGCGTTGGGACTGGATGTTAGGAGGTAGAATGATGGAACGACTGACGAAAAGGAGCAAAAATGGCGGCGTATATTTCCCGGAGGAACTGGTGGGCGTCACATTGACGCCGGATAACGCCACGATACACAGGTTGCTTTGGCGCCTCGCTGCATACGAGGACACGGGGCTGGAACCGGAAAGCGTAGAGGCGCTCAAGCTGTCTATGATGGGCAAGGCAATTTCGGAGATCACGGAATTTGACGGTTTGCCGATTGGCCGCCTGCGGGAGCTGGCCGAGGCCGACAAGGACGAGCGCGTGGTAGTGCTGCCGTGCAAGCCCGGTGATACGGTGTATTCGATATTTGGTGCAGAGGTTATAGAAAAGACCGTTGGCCGCGTCATCATAAACGGATATACCACCCCCCGCATTTGGGTTGACCTGGACTGCTCATTCCTGTCGTTTGTGACAAAGCGATGGGATTTGGGCATTGGGAAGGATTTTTTTCTGACCCGCGAGGAGGCGGAGAAGGCATTGGAGGCGATGAAGGATGACTGAATTGAAATCGTGTCCGTTTTGCGGATGCGAAATGAAAATCGAAGCTGTAACGATCGATTATATCGAAACTGCTTTGCTCGTTGGGAATCCTCGGCATAAGGATGGGTGCATGATTGGCGCTATGGCGTCGCCGAGAAGCAAAGACATTGACAAGCTGGTCGGATTTTGGAACAGGAGGGTTGACAATGGCTGAATACACACCAAGGACAGCGGCGCTTGAGATTTGCGAAATGGAATATCAAGGGCGGCTGCGGATGTTGGACTATTGCGGTGACACAGTGGCGTGGAATATCTTCCATGAGATTAAAGCACTGCCTCCCGCCGATGTAGCGCCGGTGGTCAGATGCAAGGACTGCGAATATAGCTACGATGAAATAAGCTATCTGTGCTGCTCCCACGGCGTTTGCGTTGATTGCGAAGTGCCGCCGAGCTTCTACTGCGCATACGGAAAAAGGCGGGCGGAAAAGGAACCGCCGGAGGAGGGAGAAATATGATTGACTACAAGCGCATCTGCATTGACGAGCTGAAGTGCCATAGCTATAAGCTCCGGTCGTTGGAAAGCCTGCCGGAAGAAATCCGCCGCTACAATGAGCAGATGGACGGCATTCGGTCCGCTACCAGCGATGCTACACCAGTAAAGGGCGGTGGCTGCGGCCGGGAAGATCATTTGATTAACGCAATCTCCCGCCGGGATGCGCTCTCGGCAAACCTTGCGGTAGTCAAGTGGCAGACCTCCCAGGTTGAGAAAGGACTGGCCTGCCTGACGGAAAAGCAGCGGCGCATCCTTGAGCTGTTCTACATCCGCCGGGAATATGGCTACATACAGAGACTTTGCCAGGAGTTCAACGAGAGCGAGCGGCAAATCTACTACGATAAGGACGAAGCCCTCCGGAGATATGCCCTTTGCCGGTATGGGTTGACCGAACTGTAAAGTTTGCAGAAACATTGCAGAAATAAGATGCATACACAGTGTATACTGATAGCGTGGTAAAACACAAAATTTCTTTGACATTCCTCCTGGTGGGGAGCCGGGCCCCTTATCCCGGCAATCTGCTCCCGTAGCTCAATGGTAGAGCGGCTGCCTCGTAAGCAGCGGGTTATAGGTTCAAGCCCTATCGGGTGCTCCACCTTCATGTTTTACATCCTTCTTACGGGGTCGCCGATGCCCCGTTATCCCATCGGCCGAAGATACATGACCTTCGTAAAAAAGGTGCCGCGCTGGCAGGCCGCAAGTTCGCAATAGTCTGCCTTACAAAAAGCAGCCAGAGAGTACCGAAAGGCGCTCTCTTTCTTTATGCCATAAAGGAGGGGATACCTCTGGATTTAATAGTCCGCAAAATCCCGCAGAGCGACACCATCAAGGTATATCCGGTATCTGATGTGCATTTGGGCAGCATCCTACATGATAAAGAGGGCTGGCAAGCATTCTGCCGCCGGGTAGAGCGGGAGGATGCTTATCTCATCCTTGGCGGCGATCTCATCAACAACAATACCCGGAACGCGGTGGGAAGCCCCTTTGAGGATTATATCCGCCCGCGGGAGCAGAAAAAGATGATGGTGGAAATGCTAACGCCCATCAAGGATAAGATACTCTGCGCGGTATCCGGTAACCACGAAGCGAGGACAGCCAGGGACACCGATCAAGACATTATGGGCGATATCATGTGCAAGCTGGACATGGAGGACTACTACGCCGAGGACATAGCATTCCTCAAACTGGAGATTGGGCGCAGGGTAACAAGAGATATCCCTATCACCAGCTATACGATGGCTGTTACCCATGGCTCCGGCGGAGGCATTTACACCGGTGCAACGGTCAACCGCAATGAGCGCTTCGGCTACACCATAGAGGGCATTGACGCTCTGATTGTTGGCCATACCCACAAAGGCACCATCAGTAAGCCCAAAAAGATCGTGGTGGACAGTAACAACAATGTTATCCGTACCAAGCAGCTGGTAGTGGTTAGCTGTACCGCATGGCAGCAGTACGGAGGCTACGCAGCCCGGAAGATGCTGCTGCCCAGCAGCGAGAGCGACCATGAGCAGCCGCAGACACTGATGCTGCGCGGCACAAAGGACGGCAAGAAACAGATAGTGACCGTATGGTAAGTGGCGGGAAACCGCAGGCAATAAAATCAACGAGAAAGGATTGATATTATGCTGGTAGAACTGATGAAGATGGGGAAAGAAGAAATCCCCGCGGTAACGAGCCTAGATGTGGCAGAGACATTTGGCAAGGCGCATGATAAAGTGATGCGAGATATTGCGGAGATAGGGTGCAGCGATGAATTTAATACCGCCAACTATGGCGATATTACTTACACCGATACCAGAGGGCGCACACAAAAAGCGAAGGTGATGACAAGAGACGGCTTTGTGCTCCTTGTCATGGGCTATACCGGGGAAAAAGCCATGCGCTTCAAAGAGGCGTACATCAAGCAGTTCAACGCGATGGAGAAAGTCGTTCGCGGCAAGGCGATCGAGCGAGAAAAGGGGGTTGCCGTTCGTCAGGCGCTGACAAAGGCAATTCAACAATCGAACGAGGACGAGCGTATGCATGGACACGCATATTCCGTCTACACCAACTGCATCTATAAGGCGCTGTTCGGCAAGAACGCAAAGCAACTGCGGGAGGAATACGGCATTGCCCCAAAGGCAGAGCTGCGCGACTGTTTCTCTGCCGAGGAACTGACCGCGATTCAGTCTATGGAGCGGCTTGTAAGTGGACTTGTAGACTGCGGCTGGGGATATGACCAAGTAAAAGAGTTCATTATGCAGACGAACACAAAGCGTTTGTCTGCTTGAACGCATAAGTCAACAACGAAAAAGGAAGCCCGGCATAGTAGACACCGGGAGGGATAGGGCGGGTAATGATGTTCGATTATAATTCGCAAAAATGGAAAAGGAAGCGTCTGCAAATATTAAAGCGTGACGGATATATGTGCCAGCACTGCAAGAGGTACGGAAAGGCGGTACAGGCTACAACGGTGCATCATATCAAACACGCAGATGAGTACCCGGAGCTGGCTTACGAAGATAAAAATTTAGTAAGCCTGTGTGAGGGCTGCCATAACAAGCAGCACCCGGAAAAAGCAACAGCAGCAAGGGGCCGTTACTGATACCCCCCCTATCCGTTGCGCCTTCCGCCTGTCTCTGGGGACCGGCGGGGGGAACTTTTTCCAACTCTACGGTATATTTTTGAGAAAGGGGAAGCCATGACAAAGGAAAAATGGGTTGAAACTATCGGAAAACAGATGGAAAAACTCGGTACGGCCGACCCATCTTATCAATCTGCGGTAGAAACGCTTGCAGAGATACTGGAACAGCGGGATAAGACCAAGGCCGAGTTCAAAAAGTCCGGCGGTAAGTCCGTCATCGAATATACCAACAAAGGGAACGCCACAAACATGGTAAAAAACCCTCTGTTGGTTCTGTGGGACGACCTCAACAAGAGCGCACTGGCATACTGGCGCGAATTGGGGCTTACTCCATCGAGTTTCCGCAAAATGACCGGCGGAGTGAAGGAAAAGGAGGAAAAGGGCGGCCTTGCCGCTGCTCTTGCCAGCCTTGAGACAGATTAATGGTAAGAACTGGCCCGTAGTCCTTGAGTATGCCGAAAGCATCAGAGACGGGAGAAAGGTCGCTTGCAAGGAATTGCGGCAGGCTGTTGACCGTTTCTTTGCTGACCTCGATAATGACGAGTACGATTTCGCGCCGAAAGGGCCGGAGTTCTGTATTCAAATCATCGAAAAGACCCTATGCCACCAGCAGGGGGAAAAGCTGGACGGTACACCGCTCCGGGGAAAGCCGTTCCTGTTGGAGCCGTTTCACAAATTCATCATATACAATCTTCTTGGGTTTAAGTTGAAAGGCACCGATGTGGTGCGGTTTCATGAAGCCCTTATTTTTATCCCGCGAAAGAACATCAAAACCAGTTTTGCCGCTTCCCTCGCATGGGCGCTTTCCCTGTGGTACCGGCGCAGCGGTTCCAAAACCTACATATCGGCCGCGGCTCTGATGCAGTCCCTTGAAAGCTTTAATTTTCTGGATTATAACATCCGGCTTATGGGCGAGGACGAGAAGCATGGCGGCGGTGTAAAGATCATTGACAACAACAACGAGCACTCAATGGAGGCAGAGCTTCCAGACGGCTCGTTTTTTATCCGCGCTCTGGCTGCAAACCCGGATGCGCAGGATTCTCTTAACTGCAATATTGCGATCTGCGATGAAATCCACGCTTTTACCAAGCCTAAGCAGTACAACCTTTTTAAGGAAGCCATGAAAGCCTACACCAACAAGCTGCTGATAGGTATTTCCACGGCTGGCGATAACGAACAGGGCTTCCTTGGGCAGCGGCTGCAATACTGCCGAAAGGTGCTGGATGGCACCATCAAGGACGAACAATATTTTATCTTTATGTGCTGCGCCAATCCGGATGAGGAGGGAAATATCGACTATACCAATCCCCTGGTACATGAGATGGCCAATCCGGCCTATGGCGTTTCCATCCGGCCGGAGGAAATTCTAAACGATAGCTTGCAGGCGCAGAATGACCCGCAGCAGCGGAAAGATTTCTTCGCAAAGTCTCTCAATGTCTATACCGGGGCTATCAAGTCCTATTTCAACCTCGACGAATTCCGGCGAAGCGATGAAAAATACAACTGGACGCTGGACGAGCTTTCCAAGCTCCCAATAGACTGGTACGGTGGTGCAGACCTCTCAAAAATGCACGACCTAACGGCGGCTGCGCTTTTTGGAAATTACAAAGGCGTGGATATCATCATCAGTCACGCTTGGTTCCCTGTGGTGCAGGCTCATGTTAAGGCCGACGAGGATGGTATACCGCTTTTCGGCTGGGCCGATGATGGACTTTTGACCATGTGCAACAGTCCAACCGTAAACCACGCCGATGTTGTCAACTGGTTTGTTACAATGCGAAAGCGCGGTTTCCGAATACGACAGGTGGGGCATGACCGTAAATTCTGCCGAGAGTATTTCATTGGCATGAAATCGGCTGGGTTTAACATTATCGACCAACCGCAGTATTTTTACAGGAAATCAGAAGGTTTCCGGCATATCGAGCAGAGCGCCAAAAATGGGACGCTGTACTATATGCATTCCGAAGCATATGAGTATTGTGTTGGGAATGTCTCGGCCGTCGAAAAGACAGACGACATGATCCAGTACGACAAGGTAAGACCGACAAACCGAATTGATGTGTTCGATGCCTCCGTATTCGCCACGGTGCGGTACTTGGAGGCTTTGGATAAATCTAAAGCAGGAAAGAAATGGTGGGGTGATAAATGAGCATAGCAAATTTTTTTGAGCGCTTCCGCTCTCGGGATAAGCCCCAAACGCGGAGCGCTGTATGCCTGTGTGATGGAACCGGTTGGAAAGACCTAACCTGTTCCGGCTATACAGACCTTGCGCACAACCCGGAAATCTGTGCCGCTGTTGATAGGATTGCGTCTTTAATTGGAAGTATGACAATCTATCTGATGCAAAACACCGATAGTGGAGATATCCGGGTTAAAAATGGGCTGTCTCGTGTGGTTGATATCGAGCCGAACAGTTACATGGGCCGGTCAAACTTTATCCAGTGGATCATCAAAACAATGCTGCTGGATGGCCGGGGGAACGCTGTAGTGCTCCCAAAGACACGGAAGGGGCTGCTCCGGCGGCTTGACCCGATTCCGGCTGCGTTTGTAGCATTTGTACCGAATGGGGAACGGTATTATAGCATCGACATATCTGGGAAACCCTATGACCCGGAGGATGTGCTGCATTTTGCCATAAATCCGAGCAATTACTACCCATGGCAAGGCACTGGGTACAGCATTGCGCTGGCTGATGTGGCAAATAACCTAAAGCAAGCGGCGAAAACAGAAAATGGTTTTATGGCCAGTGAATGGAAACCGTCTCTTATCGTGAAGGTGGATTCGCTGACGGACGAGTTTTCTGACCCGGAGGGGCGTGCAAAGCTCCTTGGCGATTTTGTTGCAAGCAATAAAGCCGGGGAACCTTGGCTGATTCCTGCCGAGCAATTCTCGGTGGAACAGGTAAGGCCCCTTACTCTATCTGATCTTGCGCTGGCAGACTTCGTAAAACTGGATAAAACGACGGTGGCAACCATTCTTGGCGTGCCGCCTTTTGTTTTGGGCGTTGGCGAGTTCAAGCGAGACGAATGGAACAACTTTATTTCTTCCCGTATCATGCCGATTGCACAGATTTTGGAGCAGGAGTTTAGCCGAAAGCTGCTCGTATCTCCGGATTACTTTTTCCGCTTCAATGTCCGCTCCCTCTACAACTATTCCTTGGAGGAAACCATCAAAGCTGGTGCGGAAATGGTTGACCGCATGGCAATGACACGGAACGAGTGGCGCAGTTGGGTTGGGCTTACTCCGCACGAGGGAATGGATGAGCTTTTGGCCCTTGAAAACTACATTCCCGCGGACCGCCTTGGCGATCAGAAAAAACTAAACGGAGGAGGTGAGTAAATGGTAGGAGCAAGACAGGCAATCAGCCGCAGTGGCGACTTCAAAACCCGCGCTGCTGATGGAAACCTCTACATTGAGGGCTATTTCGCCACCTTTACCGGCGAATACCGGATGTGGGATAAAGCCATCGAGCGCATTGACCGAGGAGCCTTTGATGGTACCCTCGGTGATGATATTCGGGCGCTGGTTAACCATGATACCACAATCGTGCTTGGCAGAACAACAGCTGGTACACTGACCCTCCGCGTTGACGATTTGGGCCTTTGGGGGTCCATCCTCATTAATCAAGCGGATCAGGATGCCATGAACGCCTATGAGCGCGTAAAGCGTGGGGATGTTTCCCAATGTTCTTTCGGCTTTGACATCCTTGACGAGGAAACCGAAATCCGGCCAGATGGCACAACCGTGTGGACTATTCGCAAAGTCAAACTGTATGAGGTATCGGTCGTTACCTTCCCGGCCTACGAGGACACCATGGTAGAGGCTCGGAAAAAAGACCTTGAAAAGATCAACGAGCGCAAGCTCGACCAATGGAGGGCCGAAGCCCTCAAAAAGCTAAGAAAGGAGTGCTGACATGGCACTGAAATCCATTATGATTGCCAAAAAGCTGGAACTGAAAAGAGCAGCTTTTGAGGCACTGGTAGCTAAAGACGCAGAATTTGCAACACGCTCCGCTGAAATCGAAAAAGCAATCGGCGAAGCTACCACCGATGAGGAGCAGCAGGCTGTTGAGGACGCCATGAACAAATTTACCGAGGAACAGGATGCCCACAACGCCGAAAAAGAAAAACTGTCCGCAGAAATCAAGGGCCTTGAGGAAGATTTGGAAAATGCCGAAAAGGATCCTCCCAAGGCTGAACCCAAAGCAGAAAAGAAAGACGAAAGGAATGATTTTACCATGAATACCATCAACATTCGCTCCCTCCCCATGAATGTGCGCGCCTTTGACGCTCTTCCCAAAGAGCAGCGTGACGCTATCGTAGCCCAGCCCGATGTGCAGACCTTCTTTGCGGAGCTTCGTAACGCTGCCCGCAGCAAGAGAGATATCACCGGTGGTGAGCTGACCATCCCTGTTGTATTCCTCGACCTCATTGCCGAGAATATGTATCGCTACTCCAAACTGATGCGTCGGGTCCGCATCCGCAATGTCAATGGCGAAGCCCGTCAGACCATTGCCGGTACTGTCCCCGAGGCCGTTTGGACTGAAATGTGCGGCGCCATCAATGAGCTGACCTTCAGTTTTAACCAGATCACTCTTGACGGCTTCAAGGTTGCCGGTTATGTTCCTGTTTGTAATTCCCTGCTGGAGGATAACGATGTAAACCTCGCCTCCTGGATCGTCGAGATGCTTTCCGAGGCTATCGGCCTTGCCAAGGATAAGGCCATCCTGTACGGCAAGGGCGCTGGTCAGAAGATGCCTCTCGGTATTGTGACGCGTCTGGCGCAGGAGAGCAAACCCAGCGATTACCCGGCCAATGCTCCTGCTTGGGTTGACCTGCACACCTCCAACATCATCACCATTCCCACCGCTTCCACCGGCGAGGCTTTCTGGGCTGCGCTGGCTGTTGCTGCTGGTAACACCTTCACCCGCTATTCCCGCGGCGAGCGCTTCTGGGCTATGAATAGCAAGACCCTGGCTACTCTGCAGTCCAAGGCAATCCTTGCTACCGCTTTGGGCCGGTATGTCACCTTTGACGGTATGACCATGCCCATCATCGGCGGTGATGTGGAAATCCTCGAATTTATCCCCGATGGCGACATCGTTGGCGGCTATGGCGACCTGTACCTGTGGGCGCAGCGCTCCGGCATGACCATCGAAGCATCCCGCGAGGTTCAGTTCATTCAGGACAACACCGTATTCCGCGGCAAAGAGCGTGCTGACGGTATGCCCGTTATCCCCGGCGCTTTTGTGGCGATCAACATTAACGGCGCTTCCGTAACCACCTCCATGACCTTTGCGGCTGATACCGCCAACAACGCCAAGCTGTCCGCTCTGACCGTTGGAAACCTGTCCCTCAGCCCTGCTTTTGATGGCGATGTGCTGAGCTACACCGCTACCGCTTCCGCTGCGACTGCTGCAGTAAACGCCACTACCGAGGTTGCCGGTGCGCAGGTCGCTATTGCCTACAACAACGCCAATGTGAAGAACGGCGGCTCTGTTACCTGGCTGGCTGATGGCGCTGCCCATCCTCTGACCGTTACTGTCAAGAATGGCAACGAGACCGTTGTTTACACAGTCAATGTAACCAAGGCTTCCTAAAAGGGGGTTAAAGCATGACAGACGCTGATATCCTCGTGATCTTGAAGGTTGATTTGCAACTTTCCACAACAGCGCTTGACGATTACCTGTCGGCGTTGATCGCGTCTGCCAAGGAGTATATCGCTACCGAGGGAATCGTACTTTCCACCAGCACCGGTGATGCTATGCTGGTGGAGATGTACGCCGCCTACCTTTACCGGCAACGCCGGGAAAAGGTCGTAGCAATGCCCCGGATGCTCCGGTGGGCACTCAACAACCGGCTGTTTGAGCAAAAGGTGGGTGATTGATTTGGATGATCTCATTACATTAATCTCCCAAACCTTTGAGCAGAACGATATCGGGGTACAGATTGCCACAGAAACCACAACACAGGTCTGGGCGCGGCTGCAGTCCGCTACACGGGCGGAGTTCTATTCCGCCGGTCAAAACGGCTTGCAGCCGTCCCTTGTGGCGGTTACTCCTATCGCCAACTATGCTGGGCAGAAATTAGCCGAGTGGCGCGGCACACGCTATTCCATTTATCGCACCTATTTTGCAACAGGCAGCGATGAAATAGAGTTGTACCTTGAGGAAAAGGTGGGCAACGATGTCGAAAACGGTTAGACCGGATGAGTTGGCAACGGCAATCCTGTCCGAACTGAAAAACTATGACCAGTCCGTTACGGATGGCGTAAAAAAAGAAGTTCGGCAGGTGGCAAAGGAATGCCGCCAAGACATTGTGACCGGCAGCCCGGTACAGACCGGCGATTATAAGGCCGGTTGGCGTGACAAGGTTGCATATGAGAGCTACAGCGATATCCGTATGCGAATTTTCAACAAAACGGATTACCAGCTCACGCACTTGCTGGAACATGGTCACGCAGGCCCAGGCGGAACCGCAAAAGGCTCTGCCCGCCCATTCCCCCACATCGGCCCAGCGGAGCAAAAGGCAGAGCAGAAACTATTAACCCGTGTAAAGGTGGTGATTAAGAAAGGATGACACTGCAAGAGGTAAATTCCCTGTTAAAACAGACGAGGATGCCCGTAGCTTACGGTTACTTCAATAAGCCGCAAAAGTTACCGTATATCCTCTATCGCGTCTCCTACTCCAATAATTTTGGCGCTGACAATGTGGTGTATCACCCCATCAACCATATACAGGTTGAGCTTTACACAAAAGATAAAGACCTAACAGCAGAGGGCAAAGTCGAACAGGCTTTGTCCTCTCTGTTTTGGCAGAAGTCCGAGAGTTACATTGAAGATCAGCAGTGTAACCAAGTAGTTTATGAAATCGAGGTGTAAAAATGGCTGATAAAGTTAAATTCGGTATCTCGAATGTCCATTACGCTATCCTCGACGGGGAAAATAACACCTACGGCACTCCCGTAGCCATCCCCGGCGCAGTTAGCCTGTCTTTGGAGCCTTCCGGCGATACCACCCCGTTTTATGCGGACAACATTCAGTATTTTGTGGCCGTGGCGAACAGCGGCTACACCGGCGATCTCGAAGTCGCCGTTTTCCCCGATGCATTCCTCAAGGATGTTTTCGGTTACACTCTTGACACCACCAGCAAGGTGATGATCGAGAATGCAAACATTCAGCCCAAGTCCTTCGCCCTGCTGTTCCAAGAGGAGGGCGATGTGAACGGAACTAAGTTTGTTCTTTATAACTGCACCTGCACCCGCCCCACTCGTGAGCTGAACACCACGACCGAGAGCGTAGAGCCGCAGACGCAGACCGTCAGCATCACCGCTTCCCCTCTGGCCAATGGCAACTCCCTTGCCTACACTACGGCGGAGACCCCGGAGGCGACCGTGAACGGCTGGTACACCGCCGTATTCACTCCGACGACTGGAGGCTGAAATGAACAAAGTAATCGAGATCGACGGAAAAAGTGTAGGGTTGTGCGCTAATGCGCTGACCCCACGCATCTACCGCCACAAGGTGGGTCGGGACATTGTCCGAGACCTGCAAAAGCTACAAACAGCAGCGACATCCGATGACGGATCTTTTTCCGTAAGCGATCTTGAAATCTTTGAGGATGTCGCTTTTATCATGGCTCGGCAATATGACGGGTCCATCCCGGACAATGTTGACGAGTGGCTGGAGCAGTTTGAGATGTTTTCCATCTATAAAGTGCTCCCTGCCATTTTGGAGCTTTGGAGCCTGAACAACAAGACTACCGCTGTTCCAAAAAAAAAATAAAACAAACCGTGCGTGAGCCCACCGGGTCAACCTTTATGCTCCGCTGCGCTGAACTCGGGTTATCCGATGAAGCGCTGGAGGACATGACCTGCGGAATGGTCTATGATTTGATGATCGAAAAGTCCAACGACGCAGAACAGTATGCCATAAAGGGCAGACCCGGCGGCTTGCGTGATTTCTTCGCAGGAGGTGGTAAGATTGGCTGAAAATGTTAAAGGCATCGTTGTTGAAATCGGCGGCGATACAAAGGGATTGTCGAAAGCGATCAGCTCGTTGAACAGCGAAATCCGTGGGACACAATCGGAGCTTAATAAAGTCAATCGCCTGCTGAAACTCGACCCGACTAATATTGACCTGCTCAAACAAAAGGAGCAATTGCTCGGGGAACAAATCAAAAATACAGAAAACAAGGTTGAAAGCCTCCGAAACGCCAAAAAGAAAGCGGATCAGGAAATGGCGGACGGCACGGAGATCAACCAAAAACAATACCGTGAGTTAGTCCGGGAACTGACCAGCGCCGAACTAAAGCTGAAAGACTTACAGGCCGAAGCGTCCAAGAGCCGTGCGGCACTTGCACAGGTTTCAGCGGTTACCGGCGAAATAGCAGAAAAGTCTGGGAACATTGCAAAGAAGTTTGCACCGGCATCTTTGGCCTTTGCAGGAGCAGGAGTGGCAGCCACAAAAGCGGCTGTAGAATTTGAAAGCGCCTTTGCTGGCGTTGAAAAAACAGTAGACGGCACTACAGAGCAGCTTTCGGCACTCAGGCAGGGCATATTGGACATGGCAGAAGAAATTCCTGCGTCCACTACGGAGATAGCGGCGGTTGCGGAAGCTGCTGGACAGTTGGGTATTGCCACCGATGATGTACTTGACTTTACCCGCGTTATGATCGACTTGGGCGAAGCAACAAACATTTCCGCTGATGAAGCTGCCTCTGCACTTGCCAAATTTGCCAACATTACCGGAACGACCGCTGATGAATACTCCAAACTCGGCAGTACCATCGTTGACCTTGGTAATAACTTTGCCACAACAGAGCGCGATATTGTTGAGATGGCTACACGCCTTGCGTCTGCTGGTACAGTTGCCGGGTTGTCCGAACAGGATATCCTTGCATTGTCTACCGCAATGTCCTCGGTTGGCATCAACGCAGAGGCAGGCGGTACGGCAATGACCCAAACAATGACCGCAATAAGCAAGGCTGTGTCTGCCGGCGGTGATGACCTTGAAACATTCGCAAAGATCGCTGGTGTATCTGCTTCTGAATTCGCAGATATGTGGGGCAATGAACCGATAGACGCAATCAGTGCTTTCATCGGCGGGCTTGGGAAGATGAACGAAAATGGAGAGGACACAATCTCCGTATTGGATGAATTGGGGCTCTCCGGGATTCGCCAGTCAAATATGCTTCGTGCGTTAGCCCTTGCGTCCGATGTATTGGGCGATGCTGTTAAAACCGCAAATACTGCATGGGACGAAAATATTGCCCTCTCCAACGAGGCAAGCAAAAGATACGCAACCACCGAAAGCCAGATGAAAATCCTCCGAAACGGGCTCAATAACTTGGCGATTTCCATCGGTGATATCCTGCTGCCGATTATCAACAAAATCGTCGCAGGGCTTCAAAATGCAATCGATTGGTTTTCAAACCTCGACGATGGTGTAAAGAAAACAATCCTTATTGTCGGCGGTCTTATTGCGGCAATCTCTCCTGTTGCTGGAATCATATCAGGCATAGCCGGAGCGATGAGCAAGCTGACAGGCACGGTAATACCTGCCCTTATTGAAGCGGCAACTAAAATGGGGCCGATTATTACAACCGTTGTAGAGGGAATTTCAAGCGGAATTGGGGCGGCAATAGGTTTTATTACAGAAACAGCTATCCCAGCCGTTATGAGCGCTGTGTCATCTGCGTTCACATTCATAACGGGAACTGTAATCCCTGCAATTGTAACGGGCATAACGACAGCTGTTAACTTTTTGATAGCCAACCCGATAGTTCTGATTATTTCCGCCATTGTAGGACTTGTTGCGCTGATTGCAACAAGTGGAGACGAGATACAGGCCATCCTCCAGCGTGTGGATGATTTCTTACAGGGCGTATTTACGACGGATTGGTCGGAATCGTTTGGAGTATTGGGGGAAATCTTAAATTTCTTCTTCGCAACAGTAAAATCCGTTTGGGATTCCATAAAGGCCGTTTTTGACGGTATTATCGATTTTATTCGTGGCGTATTCACGGGGGACTGGGAAAGAGCATGGACAGGTGTTCAGGAAATCTTTAAGGGCATCTTTACAGCCCTTGTGGCGATTGCAAAGGCTCCTCTTAATGGAATCATCGGCCTTATCAACATGGTTATTGACGCCATTAACTGGATGATAAACGGCCTTAACAGCATTCACTTTGATGTTCCGGATTGGGTTCCTGTTTTGGGCGGTAAGTCCCTCGGATTTAATATTCCGACCATCGGAAAAATTGCTTATCTTGCCAAGGGCGGAGTTTTGTCCTCCGGCAGCGCCATCGTCGGCGAAGCCGGGCCGGAGCTGCTTACCATGGCCGGTGGCCGTGCCCATGTTATGCCACTGAACGGAAACGACCGTGGCGGCATCACCATCGAAATGAACAACACATTTAACGGCTACGATAACGCAGCCGGTGAAGCTGCCGCAAGGAACTTGGTACAGGCGGTCAACCGTGCGCTTGGGAGGGCTTACTGATGAGAAAATTTAAGCTCAAGAACGGTGTCGGCGCCGAATGGGATTTGATGGACAAAACGGCGTACTTCAATGCGCCAGGTGGATTAGGCTTTGGCAAAACCTACTCCACCATCCAAGCCGGAAGCGCATGGCTGGTATCGGATGAATTCCTTAACCAGTGTGCCGTGACAGGCGAAATGATATTCTTCGACTATTCCCGGTATCAGGCGTTTATTTCGTTCGTGACAAAAGGCCCGCTTTACCTGATGTATTCCCCGCTGGACACATGGTACAAAATCAAGTGTGAAGTGCAGTCTGCGGATAAGTCGGAACTGAAATCCGGCTATTTGGCAGTACCGATTACATTCCTCTGCTTCGGGACTTGGCACGAAGCTGTTAAGGTAACACAAAGTCAAGCGCCAGACCAAGGAATTAAAAGGTACAGTTACACTTATCCTTATTACTACGCAGAAACAGCAACAGGAACTGCAAAAATAAGAAACGGGGATTTGGCATCACCGTGCAAACTGCAAATCTTCGGCCCGGTCGTCAATCCTGCTTGGGCGCTTATCAAGGCCGGTACCCGTGTAGCGGTCGGAAAAGTAACCGCAACAATCCCTGACGGACACAAACTCGTTGTTGATGCTGACCCTGCAACAATGGAGATCGCAGAGTATGCGCTCGACGGGACATACATCCAAAACCTGTACCAGTCCAGCGACTTTTCGACCGGAAGATTTATCTATGCTCCGCCGGGAGAAAGCACTTTGACATTTTCGCACGACGGCACATCGGATATCGTAGCATATGTGGAGGTGGAGAAACTTGCATACTCTGTTTAAGTGCGAAGTATTCGCAAGGGATTTCACATTCCGAAGTTTTGCTCCGATTGAAAGCCCGGAGATACAGTTTGACTACCTGACCGTAGAAAAAACTACTCTCCGGGCTGTAAAGCTGGATGCAAAAAAGGGCGACTTTATAAGCGTTACAGACCAAAACGGGAATGTAGCTTATCAGGGAATCGTTGACGATGTGGAAACAGATAAAACGGGCGTAACGATTTCGGCGCAGCCTCTTATGTCGCTTTTTGACACCGAGGTATATTTCGATCGCACGACCTCTGCAAAGATCGAGCCTTTTATTGCTTCAATCATCCGAGATAACTTTGTTTCTTCTGGAGATGCTTTGCAAAACATATCCGGTATGACGGTGGAAACGACCTCCGAAACGACCGGGGCGCTCAATCTAAAGGACAACATCCACAGCTTTTACGAAATCATCACGAAATCGCTGACGGCTTATGGCGTAGCTGTCAACATGAGCTTTGACCCGCAGAAAAAGACAATCTCTGTTAAGGTGGGCAAGGTCAGCGAGACTGCTGTCATAGAAACAAACCTACAGGCTATCGTTGACAAAAACATCATCATCGGCGACAGCACAGGCCAGCTGAACAAGGTAACCATCTACAACAAGGCCGATGAGACGCAGCGCATAACCTACTATCTGCATCCTAACGGCAAGGTCGACACAAACAACACGGACAGAATTACACCTGTGTTTTTTGCGGCGCAGTTTTTGGAAACGGATATCAATTTTGAATCTGCTGCATACAAAAAGGCTTACGAAGCGTTAAGCCCGCAAAAGTATGACAACATGATCGAGCTGACTGCCCGAAACGACTGTGGCGTACTTGATACCTCAATGGCCATCGGCACAGAGGTTTTGGTCATTGATGGCGACAGTAGTTACAAATCAATCCTTACCGGCTATGCAAGGTCGCAGGATGTTACAAAAATGACCTTCGGCGTTGTCCGTGCCGACCTTACCAAAATTTTGATCCTTGAAAGGAGGGCAAACGCATGATAACGCTGCTCCAGTATAACGCATCCATCGTCACGCCGACTGATGATGCGTATCTATACAATCACATTATCAACGACAGCGGGATCTTTACTGGCGTTGAGGTAACTACACAGGGCGGTAACATCATCAATGTTTCCGATGGCCGTGGTATAATCCTCGGTCGAAACTTTGTTGTGGAAGCCCAAACGATCAATGCGACGCTTCCGACCAGCGGCTCCGTCCCCGGTCGATTGCTTATCCAAATTGACATGGCAAACACCGAAGCACCGATTGCTTTTGTGACGCAGGCAGCCGATCCGCTTCCGGCACTTGTGCAGGAGGATATCAATGCAAGCGGTACTGTGTACCAGCTGCCGATAGCCACTTACACAGCCCAGCCCACAATGATCTCCGATTTGCAGTATGTAGCGCACACCATCAGCCCCGGTACTGTTGCGAGCTTTAACGGCCGCACCGGAGCGGTGACACCGCAAACCGGCGATTACACCGGCAGCCAAATCAAAATCCCCGGCTACAAGCAGGCAACCTCCCGGCAGAATGTAACCACAACAGATACGGTAACGCAGGCCATCGGAAAGATGGAGTACAAGATAAACCGGGCGGTTGTTATTAAGCAGCTTTCGCTTCCTGCGGCATCTTGGCTCGGCTCCGAAAGCCCCTACAGCCAGACGGTAACCGGCCTTGGGACTACTGCCAATAGCAAGGTGGATATCCAGATGGACGCAACCGCTCTTGGCGTTATCATAGACAGCGGCACATCTGCCCTTTGGATTGAGAACAACAATGGCACCCTTACCGCAAAAGCGCTTGGAGAGAAGCCCAACGCCAATCTTTCGGTTCAGGTGACCATCACGGAGGTAACTGCATGAGCGTAATTTACGGCAATCCAATTATTGCAGGTGGTGGCGGCCTTGAGCTTGTGGCAAATGTCGCTGACGGGGCGACCGTTACTGCTACTCTTGGCAGTAAGACAGTAACAGGCGTTTCTGTTGGTGGTCAGGCTCGGCTTAAAATTCCACAGGAGGGCAAATGGACGGTTTCCGCAACAAGCGGAGCACTTGTATCTGCACCACAGGAAATCATCGTCCCTGCCACAGTTGATATTGCATTGGTGATGCAGGAGCTGAACGATAACAGCTGGGCAGCCATCAAGCAAGTGTCTGACGCAAACATGGGAGCAAACTTCTGGTCAGTTGGTGACTGCAAAGAAGTGACCATGAACGGCAAAGTTTCCAATGGTCTTACGCTTACCAACTATTCTGCTTGGGTGTTTATCATTGGCTTTAATCACAACTCAGAGCGTGAGGGAAATGGCATAGCATTTCAGGGATTCAAAGCTACAAAGAACGGTACGCCTGTATGTTTGGTCGATAGTCGATACAACAACCAATGTAACAGCGTGTGGTTCTGTATGAATGCTTCTTCGGCAAGTGGTTCGACAACAAGTGCCGGGGGTTGGGCGTCTTGTGGCATGAGGAATGACATTATGCCACTTATTAAAGCAGCTTTCCCGTCTGACCTTCAAACCGTTATTAAGACCAGCACTATTTATACCGATAATACAGGAAGCGGCATTGCTGCTGTAGTACCAACTGCTACGAAGGATGATGTGTTCCTACTTGCGGAATATGAAGTATTCGGGACAAGAACCTATGCCTCAACGCTGGAGCCGAACTATCTTAAACAATACAGCTATTACTCTGCGGGAAACAGCAAGGTAATGTATCGGCATAATGCTACTGATACTGATGTTCGTTGGTGGGAGCGTTCTCCCGCATCCAGCTACTCCAACAGTTTCTGTACTGTCGTCGCCAACGGCAGTGCCAACTATTACAACGCCTCAATTTCGCAGGGCGTGTCCACCGCTTTCAAGGTATAACATATGGACTATATTTGTTTTAACCGTTTTAAGCAAAATGCCTTGTGTGGTGAAGTAAACATTCCGTATGGCACAAAGCTTGATGAAACCAACAATGTAATCAGCCACCGCGGGAATCCCATTTGCTATATAAAAAGCCAAAACGCCTATGACTATTTTGCAAGGAATGATGATGGTAAAGGCTTGGAGCGTGGGAAACTAACAGCAGAAATAATCAAGCTGCTGAATAACCGCACAGACGGAAAGTACCAAGACCGATGGGATAGGATTTGGGATGATTTATCCTTGCTGAAATACAAACGCCCCGAACACGATGACTATTGGTTGTGGAACTATGATTTTTTCAATGCTTCGATTGAGGAGCTTAACAGAATTAAATCCATGATACTGGAGGTGTGACAATGTATAAAATCAAGGCAGAAGGCAAGGAATACTATTCCGACACCTTGGTATATGTGAAGAAGGCACCAAACGGATGCTATGTTCCTTGTTTGGCAGAGGAAGCGGAGTATGTTGTCGGGAAAGTACCGGAAGATACCATTTTCGAAAACGCTGAAATAGAAAATTTCGATGGTGGTTCCATGGCGTCCGATATGCAGGAAGCCTTAAACATTATGGGGGTGAACTAAATGGGCTACTATACAGAAAAAGCCAAAGAAGTAAAAGCAAAGCAGGAAGCAGAGCTGGAACAGCTGAAAGCAGCTTTGCAAACCCTTGGCGTAGAGACCGAAGAAAAGGAGGAAACAGCCAATGCGAAATGACATCTTAGAGCAGGCGCAGGAAATCCGGACGAGCATCGACAGCGTGACCGGCACCATGGCAGATGCTGATGCAGCAAAGAACCCTATGCTGTTCCTGCCATGGGAGACTGATACCAAGTATGCGGTGGGTGACCGCAGACGGCACGATGGCAAGGTATACAAGTGCTTGCAGGCTCACACCTCACAGGCAGGCTGGGAACCTCCGGCCGTTCCTGCCCTGTGGGTAGTCGTCAATGTCAGTTCTCCTGGCACGATTGATGACCCAATCCAGGCATCGAGGGGCATGGAATACGAGTACGGCAAGTACTACCTCGACCCGGAGGACAGTAAAACTTACCTCTGCAAGCGTTTGAATGAGACCGGCACCATCGTGCTGTATTACCTGCCGCACGAGCTTGTAGGCCAGTATTTTGAGGAGGCATAACCCATGGAAATTGCACTGGCCCTCCTCGGCTCCGGCGCATTGGCTACCGTCATTAGCTGGCTGCTGCATCGTATTGACCGCAAGCAGGACAAGCAGGATCAGATTATCTCCGGTATGACAGCCGTGGACAATAAGCTGCAACAGCATATTGATTCTGACGAACGCTACCGGACAGATATGTGCCGCATCCGCATCCTGCGCTTTTCGGACGAGCTGCGCCGTGGGGTGAACCACAGCGAAGAATCCTTCAACAATGTGCTGGAGGATATCGACAACTACACAGAGTACTGTGTGGAGCACGAAGATGTCTACATCAATTCCAAAGCGGATGCAGCGATCCGCAACATTAAGAGCGTCCACGACCGCTGTATTCGTGGCGAACTCAAATTCCTTTAAGGAGGACATAAAATGAACGAATTTGTAACTTGGACTTCCCTTGGTACTTATGCCGGTGCAGTCATGATGGTCACAATCATTACCCAGTTTTTGAAGCAGACCCCTCTCAAGAACATCAACACCCAGCTGCTTGCTTACATCATCTCTGTGGCCATCCTCATCGGAGCCGAAGCCTTTAACGGCTCTGCGCTGACGGTACAGGGCGTGGTGCTGTGCCTGCTGAACGCTGTTATTGTCGCTTTGGCTGCTAATGGTACATATGACGCAGCCACCACCGGCATGGTCAAACACACTGATGCGGCTATTTTGGATGCCGAAGGAAAGGGGGAAGCCTAATGGCTTTCCTCTCTCCCGACAATGTACGCTATGATAACGGCGTAAAAATCTGTGAAAAGCTTATTCCTGATAGCGCCGTATGGAACCGAGACTATACCGAGGCCGGTTATACATACCGCAAAGGTACGCAGTACAAGGCAAACCGGGCGTTATCCGCCATTAACGGTGTGACTATTCACAATACTGGTCGGATTAAAGTCCCCAGCGGTACCACAATGTCGGAGCAGTACACCCGCGCGACCTACCCGAACTGCAACATGGGGTCTGTCCGTGTCCACTACTATGTGGACGAGAACGAAGCATGGCAGAACCTTGACGAAAGCGAGGTCGGCTGGCACGCTGCCGATGGAAACTACGGCCCCGGCAACAGCACTACCATCGCCATCGAGATCATCATGGACGGCACTGATGCCGAGTACAATCGGATTGCCGAAGATAACGGTGCAAGACTTTGCGCTGCTATTCTAAAACGGCATGGCTTGGACGAGACCGCAGTCTACCAGCACCATGACTGGTACGCAAGGAAAGATTGCCCTGCCTATATCAGGCCGCACTGGAGCGCATTTTTGGCGTTGGTGCGGCAGTATCTCAATGACGATACCCAGGCGCCGAGCGATTATGATAAGCTGGTCGCCGAGTTGGAAGACATCAAAGAAAAATACAGAAACGAACACGCCAGCGCGCAGGCGCTGCGTGGGAGAATTTTAGCCGCTGTGGAGCAGTACGATACGGTGGCAAAATAACTCACTTTGCAACTCACTTTTGTTCCGAAAGTGAGTTTTTCATGCTTTTTTCAGCGGAATGAAAGTCGGAAAAACCGCTTGATTCCTACACTTTACGGCAATAACATAATTTTGCGTGTGGGTTCAAGTCCCATCTTCCGCACCAACGAGAAAGCCAGTAACCATGAGGGTTACTGGCTTTTTTCTTTTGCAAAAAAACTCACAAAATAACTCACTTTTTTTCTTGCCGCCCAAGAATTGATATAAACACGCCATCGAGTGCGCTGGTTATTTGCCGATCCATCCCCGATACAGCGTGGCCGTAAACCCCGAATGTGTCCATGCTTTTTGAGTGGCCGACCAATTGCTTTACCCATCCCTCCGGGAGGGACTGTGCAAGAGAAACGAAAGTGTGTCGCAGCTCGTATGGTGTCGTTTTCGGAATTCCGTTTGCTTTGCAATATCTTTGGAAAAACTTCCGATAGGTTTCCGTTGTCGGCATTTGGAATAGATACAGGCCGTTTGACTTGGATGCTTGATCTTTTACAATCGCCTCTGCGATTTCGCCCAAATAAACGCTGCGTATCGCATTTTCATTTTTGCCTGTAGTGATTTCGTTATCCTCGTTTATCGACCGCCTTACCTCCAATCTGCCCTGTTTGAAATCGTTTCGCATGATACCGCGCAATTCCCCCGGCCGCAGTCCGGTCAAAACCTCAAGGCGATAAGCATTTATATATGGGTCTTTTACCAATTTACCCTTGTAGATCGTCGTATCAACGGAGAAAAGCGTTACAATGTCCTCCGGCTGCAAAATGTTGCGAACGCCAACGGGGGCTCCCTTTGGAATTGTTATGTCCTCCGGGGCAAAGCCGGTTACTTTCATTTTCCGCAGATATTTGCAGAAAGAAACCATGTCAGCACGGATGCTTTGCAGATACTTCTTCGACAATTTCCCGTTATTGTATGCATAGTCGATAACCTTTTGCAAAATCCCATCGCAAAGTGCATCTGCCTTTAGGTGGCCTATCCTTGGGTCAATCCATGTTTTCCAGCGGCTTTCCTGCGGTCGCCAATTCGATTGCGAAGTCCGAATTTTAAGCTGCTCCATATAGCTTTCGTGCAGCTCCGATAGGTGCAGCTTCGTCCCGCAGATGCCTGATGCCAACCAATCATCTGCTTTTCGGTTTGCTTCCCTCTGCCCTTCCCTTCCGGGGCGGCTGCTTGTAAATGTTTTTCTTACGCCATCTTTCTGTACGGCGATCTGCCAGCGATTCTGGTTCTCAAGCCACTTTGCCGTATTTGTCCTTTCTTTCATTTTTCCCCTCCTGATAGACAACCGCCCTCGTTGCCGGGGGCGGTATTTTTTTATCCAATTATATCTGTGCTTCCTATCTGGAGTTTGGCGCACTCGCCATCTCTGTATATAGCAACGACATTATTTCTCGTGGAAACTCCTAAACCATTTTGAGCATCAACATATGTTTCAACTTTAACAGCGTTTCCTGTGCGGATAAAAAACCAGCCTTCGAGTGGCGTTAATCCACTGCCGGGAAATTTCGCAGTATCCGGGCTGGTGAGGGCAGCAAGTACAATATCCTCTACCTTGCTTTGATAATCAACCATATCCTCAACGGAAAGCAGCTTGTCATAAAACTTGCTTTTTACCTCTCCGTCCTTATAAAAAACATAGTCTCCACAATACACCTTTTTTACCTCACCGTTTTCTATGTCAAAATTCACATAGTAATAGCTATCCTCAACGATAGTCTTTACACCGTCCACTGTTTTGACGCTTGTTGATATAAGGCCTATTTGTTGCGCTACCTCTTTTATTTTTTCGTCTGTTGCATCTTTTCCGCACGAAGCAAGCGCAATCAAAATTGCGACCGCCAACAAACAAGAAAATAGCTTTTTCATGACCTCTCTCCTTCCAGTCCTTTTTATTGTACTTTCGATTCGGTACGATTATATTTGGAAAGAACATCTGTTCTTAATCCCGAATTAAACCATAGTTAAGGTTATTTGCATCGATTAGGACGAGGTATAAAATCATCATCGCCAGCAGGACAAAAATAACTGCAAAGAGTGTTTTGGACAGCTTCCTGCGCTGGCGCACCTGCTCTTTCAGCACCTCTATCATTTCTTCGCTGTTTTGGCTGTCAGCTTTGTGGTAGACTTCCTTCACGAAATGCTTGTCGAGAGATATGTGCAGCGCTTGGCAGATGGAAGCAACGAGAAAAAGACTCGGATTCTTGGTCGGCTCCGAAAGCAACCTGGAGATCGTCCTCTCAACTGTCCCGGCATTGTCGGCCAAATCCTTGTGGGTCATTCCATGCTCCTGCCGTTTTGCGGCTACCTCCAATAAAAAGTTATCCCAATTCCTTTCTTCGTCTGAATTCACAAACTCATCTCCTGTTTTTTGTTACCGGACACTTTTGCCCGAAGAACATGACAGTTTTTGCGCCGAAACCGCAACATTTGTCAGTACATATTGGCAATGCAATTTGTTACAATTGAATTGTACCAAATACCTACTGAATTTGGAAGGATTTTTATTTGACAATAATCGACAAAAGAGGAGGAACACCAATGGATTGGAACACGGCGTTAGAGCAGCTTATTTTACAAATGACACCTGAACAATGCGAAAGAGCTATTTCTCTAATAGCAGCGAAATGGCCTTATATACTTTCTCGGCTTCCTCCGGCGAAAGAGCCCGGGAAAGCTCCATAAGTTTTTTATTGGCAGGATGCAGCTCACCTTCGGTGGGCTGCTTTTCTATTTCATTGTCCATCAACCAATCTATAGAAACATTAAAATAGTTTGCTACCTTTTTCGCCTGTGCCGGGTTGGGATAAGTCCCTCGTTTTTTCCATGCGGTTGGTGTCCCCATACCAAGGCCGATCTCTGCTGCCGCCTTTGTTGGGGAAATTCCGTTCCTTTTGCACAATTCACAATACTTGTCATAAAACACAAATAATACACTCCTTTTTGTGCATTACAACAAAAATTCAAATTTGTGAATTCTAATGCTTGCATAATTCAAAAATTTGAATTATACTAGGAATAGAAACTCACAAAGGTGAATTTCGTTTTTGCCTGTGGTGGACTTGTTCTGCAAATTCATTCTACCATAAAGGTAAAAAAACTTCAACATTTTGAACAGAAAGGAGGAAATTTTGGATGCCTGCACAATGGACAGGTGAGCTGGTTGGTAAAATGCACAACAACAGAGTGTCGTCACAAGAACTTGCAGCAAAAATCGGATGCTCCACAAAGTGGTTGAGCATGGTCCTTAATGGGCACTGCAGCCCAAAGGGAGCCGAGCAGAGATTTAACGCTGCATTGGACGAGCTTATTAAGGAAAAGGAGGAGGACAATGAAAGACTGGCATGACATGAGAAACGATGAATTTGAAAAATACCTTATCGAGGTCTACGGCGATACCAGCTGGAAAGCATTCCTATTTAAGACCAGGCCACCGCAGATCATCACGGTTTTGTGTGGCGTTCTCTCCATCATCATAGCGGCAGTAGTGATATTATCCCATGTTGCATGAGGAGAGACAGGACGGCAAGCAGGAAACCGGCGATTGCAACTCCTGTTGTAATCCAATACCGGACGCTTAACTTCTTCTCGGCCTGCATGGCGGCTTTAACGCGCAAACCGTTTTCCGATAGGCAAGCAACTCCCTCATCAAAGGAGCCATTGCTAAACCAGTAGTATTCGCCGCCGAAACCGCCATCTACCAGCTTTGACCGGAGCATAGTTTGAAATTCAGATTTTGTCAATTTGGCGCTGTTGCTTCGCTTGAATTTGCGAAATATTCTCTTTTCTTCTTCGGTCAAAGAATACGAAACATCAAGTTTTTCGCTCATAATATCACCTCAACTATAGTCTACCACATGAAGGGAGGGACAGCAATGTCAAGGAAAGTTGATACCTACCGCAGGCTGCGAGCGCTGATGCTGGAACTTGGCCACGACCAGACAAGCCTTGGGAAGCGCACCGGTATGAGCCGCCAGCAGATCAGCGACAGAATGATTTGCAAGACCCCGTGGACATTGGAGGAAGTCTATAAGGTCTGCGATGCATTATTTATTCCAATAAAAGATGTCAAGAAGTTTTTCCCGCCAAACGGGGTGGAAAAGAAGGAGGAACAACATGGAAGCAACAACCAACACCTTTATCCGGTGGTTTAACTCGGATGAGATCGTACCCAGCAAGGACGGACGATACCTATGTCAGACGGCACCGGGGTATTTCGCTACCCTTCCGTTCAGCGCTAGGCACAGAATGTTCAATGTCAGCGGAGATGATGTGGATTTCGCTATCGAGGTCCAGTGGTGGGCATTCCTACCGGAGCTCCCGCAAAAGGAGGTACGGGAAGATGAGTAAAAAGGAGTGGCTGCAGGAAGCTTTGGCCGTAGTCCTCGGAATGGGAGCCATCTTCGCAGCAGCGGCGCTTCTGCTGCTGGTGAGGTAAGGCTATGGAGCAGAACGAGAGGATAGCGGTTATCCGGGAGAAGTTCCCCGGTTACACCAAGCCGCTGGACAGTATGTGCAAACGGCCGGAGTATTATGGCATCCGGCGTACTGCCGAAGCGGAAGCGCTGATAGCGGACAAGCCCGGCAGGAAGCGGGAAGCAAACTATAAGCTGTCTGTGCGTATTCCTTTGGGTTATGTGAATATGGCAGAGTTCCGTCAGCAGCTTATCGAAATGGGATACTGTAATTTTACGGCATGGGTTCTGCGCTGTATCCGCCGCCAGCAGGAGGAGTACAAAAAAAGAAAGGCCCCCGTCAGAGACGGAGACCCAACCACCACCACAAATATACACGATAAGGGGAGGAATGTCAAGTGATCGTCTACAAAGGCACCGATAAAGAAATGAAATGCCGGGATTTCCAGTTTGAGCTCGGAAAGGAATATGTGGAGGAGGAAGCGAAACTGTGCTACAAAGGTTTCCATGGATGTGAGTACCCGCTGGATGTGTTCGCCCATTACGCCCCGGCCGACAGTCGGTTTTTCGTGGCTGACCTCGATGGCGTGACGGACGAAGAAGCAGAAGACGACAGCAAGCGAGTCGGAACGAAAATAAAGCTCCGGGCGGAGATCGGGATTGCAGGCGTCGTAAAAGCTGCGGTTGAGTACATAAAAGAAAAAGCAGAGAGCAGCAAAAATCAGACCGGCGACTGTAGCGCAGCCACCAACACCGGCAACTATAGCGCAGCCACCAACACCGGCAACTATAGCGCAGCCACCAACACCGGCAACTAT